AAGAATCCAGAGACCGCCAGCCTTAGTTAGTTGGCGACCGCCAATCTCTTGGATGTCCAGATCCTCGAAACGTAGGAGTTTCTCCAGCTTGAAGTCAGGCACTCCGCAGATCTCTGGAGCCTTACGCCACAAGTATTTCTCCCAGCGTTCTTCGTGATTTCCAATCTTGAAGAAGATGTTAGCCTCTGGGAAGCGTTCCCGTAGGTGCATTAGGAACTGGCGGCTAGCCTGTAGCTCACCAGCCAAGTCACGGTGGTTGGGGTCTGACTCCCATCGGCTAGTGGCGTAGAAGTCTACAGTGTCGCCGTTAAGGATGATGTTGTCAGCGTCTGAGCAGTGGCTTAAGGCACACTCAACTGCCTCTACATCGTGAAATGGAAGGTGGATGTCGGAAAGCAGGAGCGTTTTTCCGTCAGGAATCCGCACAATTCGTTTCTTGGGAACAAGGGACTTGGGTATCTTATACTCACCAGCTTTACCGTTGGGACGAGGATGTGTGACTTTTAAATTGCTGGATTTACTATTACCTCGGATACCTCGCACCATGCTTCGTGCTGCTTCTAAGGTAGGAAATAGGTTTGGGTTTTCTGAACAAACAAGCGAGGCTAGTGTTCGGTTTCCGTGATCGGGGAATTTATCAACGTATTCACGAACTACATCTGCTTTAGTTTTTCTTTTCATAATTTACTTCCGAGGAGTTCCATGCTTTTCACAAGGCGCTCATTTTCTTCACGTAGCTCCTCGATTTCTGCAGTTAGTTGTTTATTCAGGGTAGTAAGACCATCACAAGCTATGGACAAGGACTTTAATCCTTCTTCTAAAATTGTTACTTGGTCTCGGTTAAACAGGTTATTGCTCATTGTGTAATATCTTTTAGTTTATTGGGTTATTGTCAAGGAAAACGCAGTTGTCAGATAATAGCGATTAAATCGTCTAACACCATGCTGGATAGTTCTTTTTTCTCTTTAAGACGGGACAGGATCCCCTCGTCGACTGTGTTAGGAACAACAAGGTCGATATACGTGCATTTGTTGATCTGTCCGATACGGTGGATACGGTCTTGGCTCTGGAGCCTTGTTTCTAGGCTGTAATTGTTGGAGTAATATACCATTGTTGATGCTCGGTGGAGCGTAAGACCTTTGGCTGCTGCAGACGTAGCTAAGAAGAAGTCAGCTTCTCCGTTTTGAAACTGACGAACACCTTCGTTACGTACGGAATCCGTTACGTTTCCAGTGTACTCGACAATCTTGGAATCAGGGAACTTTTTCTGTAGCTCTGCTTTGATCTGAGCGACATTGAACTTGTAGGCACAGAACACTACCAATGGCTTTGTAGTCTCAGCAATTTGCATGAGAGCAGCTATTCTGTTGTTTTCTATTGGGTGTTCTGTGCCTTCGTCGTCAGTTACAAATCCAGTTAATATCTGGTGTAGCTTTACAATCTTGGTTAGCGCCAAGGTTGATGTGACAAGTTCTCCGCTTTCAAGAAGTGCCAAGCAATCATCTTTCATGCTTTTGTAGACACGCTCTTGACTTGGATGCAGCTCAATTGCTTGTTTGACAAACGTCTTTTCAGGTAAGTCCAAGCAGTCTTTCTTCTCGATTCTTAGGCTAAACGGTTCAAGTAACTTGGTCAATCGTTCTAGGTTCTGGTATCCAACAATCTTACGAAACGCCCGACTACCCATTGTCATCACAGTCTCGATGGCAAAGGCATGCTTGAACGCGGTGTAGGTGTTGAAAGGGATAGCATCTTTATCCAGAAAACGGCACTGGGTAAACAAATCCAACGGACTCTGCGTGATCGGGGTGCCATTAAGCACCCACTTGCACTGCGCTTTCTCGGACAACTTCAGCACACGTTTAGTCTGCATGGCTTTTGGATTCTTGATACAGGTTGATTCGTCAACTATCAAGTGGCACTTTACTTCTGAGGAATCCAGAAACATGTCACAAGTATCGTAGCCTGCTGCCGTGCGCAAAGCTTCTACGTTGATAAGAAATATTCGGGAGACAGATCTGTCCTTTACGAACCAGTTAAACTCCTGCTTTGCTTTGCGAGTTTTGATGGGTCCCTTCCAGCAGTACACTGAAACTTTTTTAGCAAAGTGAGTGGGTATCTCATTAACCGCCCAGTTGTGGTGTAGTCCGTTTGGGGCAACAACTACAGCATCGACGATATCTCCTGTGTTTTGAACGATGTCCAAAACAATCTTGGTCTTGCCTGTGCCCATTTCACAGAACAAAGCACCGTACGATTTGTCAAGAAAACGGTTAACGGCGTCTTCTTGGTGTCTAAAAGGTTTTGTTTTGTAGATCATATCTTTTTGAGTATGTAGTTCCTGAACTTTTGGGAGTCAAAAGCTGGGTTTGCTTCTTTTAGCTTTGCAATAGCAGGAGCCATAAGGGACTCAGCAGAGGTTGATGTGGTGTTAATCTGAGCAATAATTATCTCAGCAATTAGGATGAAGTCTTTTCTAGTCATATTATATTGTTGGCATTTGGTAGAATCTATTGGTTACTGGGGTGTGGATATACAGGTTTTGTTTGGCACGTGTAGCCGCAACATAAAACACACGGTGTTCGTTGTCTGCGTCTTTTAGCATACCTTTGTAAGTTGTTTCGGTGATGTCAGGCAACACAACCACATTGTCAGCCTCTCGACCTTTAGTAGCGTGGATTGTGTTAATTTGCACATCACCACTTCGTTCTAACGTACCCTCTGCTTCTGCTTTTAGCAGAACTTCTTTAGTAAACTCTGGAATCTTAAAGATTAAGTTCCACTTAACTGTGGTTCTAAGGCCGAAGTTATCAACAAGTTGGTCTTTGTCGAACATTTCGTTGTCAGGCATTGCATCGAGCAGGTTTTTGCTGCCTCGGGCAACCACTCGCCCCGAAGGTAAGAACTCCCTGTACAACACTTTAAGGTCAGCCGCCTTAAATTTGTAACCTCGTCGGAGTTGTTCCCACATGAGAATGTAGTCAATCTGTTTTTGATTGAAGAGCGAGTGGCTGCTTGCTGACACAAACAGTTGTTGTTTTTTCATTAAAGCGTGTTCAAAGATTTCCATGTGAGCCTTGTTGCGACATAACAGGAACCAAGTTCCTTGGCTCATGTCTAGGTCAGTTAAGCTGTGGATGTGCTCAACCTTTCCGCAATCTTTGTTACTTTTTACCGTGTAGTCTTGTTTTACCGATATCTGATCTGCAATTTTTTCTGCGTAACTTAGAACGGGCTGCGGTAATCGGTATGATGTTTCAAGGACTATTCGTTTACCTTGTCGATTGATAAGAGAGTCTGGATCACCACCAGCAAACTTGAAAATACTTTGTTTGTCGTCACCAGCAATAAACACTTCTTCAGCATTTTGGCTGATGCTGTTTATGACATCCCATTGCAGAGGAGATAAGTCTTGAGCTTCGTCTACAAACACATAGTCAAACTCAGGAGTAAACTCTTGTTTAAGGTAAACTTCTAGTTGATCGGTAAAGTCGTATTTGTTCTTCTTTTGCTTGTATTCTTTGTAAAAAGCACTGAAGTCTGAAAGCTGTTCTGGTGTAACACGAGCACCGATCTGTGAGTTAATAACTTCCTCGGCGGTTGTCTTTAAGTTACGAACTAAGCTGTCGTAGTAAAGTATTCTGTCTCCTGCGTTGCTGTTGTAAACAAGGACGTCTTTTGAAGAGTAAGCTGCGCCACCTGAGATTGGATAACCTGTTAACTCTCCAAGTTGTTTGTAATCTTGAGCAGTCAGCATCTGTCTACGAGGAATTCTGCGATAACAGAAAGCGTGTAGTGTACTAAACGCCTCAAAGTCTGCTTGAGTGTATGCTTCGTTTTTTACCAAAGCTCGGTCAATAGCTTCGGTTGCACCAGCTTTGGTAAAGGTGGTAAAGCAAATTCGATTTGGTGAAGTTTTACTTAAGCAGTCTGTAAGTAAATCCATCAGGGTTGTTGTTTTGCCAGTTCCTGCGCTGGCTACATAAATTGTATTAGTATTCTGTTTGGTCATCTAATGTTGGCATTGGTATTGTTGGGTCTATGTGGAGAGTGGTTTCGTTTATACGCCAGCACCGCACATTCAATCTTATGGGTTCTTTGATGGTGTGCGTAACAGCATCTGCCTTGAGAACTTGTTTAAGCACTGACAAAACTTTGTTGTCTGGTAGTTCCTTGAATCGTTGCTGGCTCAAGTAGTCCTTAAGATCAATCATCCGAAAGTAGAAGCTGTTGTTAAGCTTAATAGGTCCGTTCTTAATATTGTTTGGGTTGTCACTTGCGCTTGCGCAGAACATGGTTACATACTCTACAAGCTGACCAACAGGTGTCATCTCAAACGGTATCTCTATTTGCGTGCAGTTCTTGAGCAATAGGTTTTGCTGATTAACCCAATCTTCTTGTTTGATTGGTGGGTATTTAAACAACAACTGCTCCATTACTTTTTGGTTGAACAGGTTAAAGTTGTCAAACTGCTCAGTAGTCAGCTGAATCTCAGTGTCATCTAGCGTTAAGAACCAAAGAGGCGGGTCGCTCTTAAGTTGCATGAGAGACCTGTTATTGGGAAGGAACTCTTCGCTGCCGATACCGTATTTGCGCTGTCCGCATAGTTTGGCGTCGCAATACTTACAGAGAGGTTGGTTAGAACACTGATACTTGTAGTCTTTTTTACTGTAAGAGTTGATAAGAGCTTCGACTTCTCGATCTTCAAGTGGCTCCGAAAACTTCTTATTGTATTTAGGAAGCAAATGTTTCCAGTCGGTAGGCGCTGCTTTTTTTAGGTAGACAGCGACATTAGCCAAAGTAACATTACGGGACTCGCTATGCTGCGTACGGTTTTGAAAGATATAGTTGAGGCACGGGGGTCCTTCTGGTAGCTCTTCTGTTTCCAGCTTTGGAACTTCTAGGCTGTTAAAAGCTTCTTTGGTGAGCTTTTTCTGGTGAGCAAGCTCAAGGAACTGTACTGGGTCTAAAGCATCGCCGTTGTCATTAAAAGCATACTGGAGTGTAGGGTTGCCGCTGTAGGGCATGTTAATCCAGTTACCGTATTTTGAGTCGTCTTTGCGGTTGCTGATTTTTGGTTGCTTGGGGTATATCTCACAAGCTCCTTGTCCAAAGAATGCACTAAACGATTTTAGCTTGTCGATAACACTGGCTGCAGATACTTCTTCGGAAAAGAACAAATACACATGTGCTCCGCCAGACTTTGATCGGCAAACCACAAAAGGCAGTTTGTGTTCTTTTACCTTAGTTACAATATCTTCTATTGTGTTTGTGTCTTGATAGACGTCTACGTCCAGAGCGCCCCAACGAACACGGTCTTCGTTGACGAGCGGTGTGCATCCGATTATTTTTTCACCTTTTAGGTGTTCTTCCCAAACATTGTTGGTTAGTGGGGCTTTGACTAAAAAAGACCTTGAGTCTTGTTTACCATCACGATCTCGGGTTTTACCAGTTAAGGATGTTTGTCCGTGTACAGATGGATTGCTTACGAATAATTCGTGAAATTTAAAGGCTATGTCGGCTATAGGTATCATTGGACAATAAAGCCCCCACCTCGGCAGTCGGTCAAGGTGGGGGCACTTGTTGGTTACTACTTAGAAGGGGACATCAGAGGAGTCAACCAGTTTTGGTTGGTCTGATTCATTACTTTGTAGTAGTGGGGTATGAGCCGCATTTTTATACGTCTCAGCGGCAATGGTTAGGATTTCTTCGTCAGCTTCGAAGTCAAGAACACTGGGTTCTTCAAATCCGAAGTTGAAGTAGTCATCGCCATTTTTGCTTGTCTCTAGGACAGAAACAAGCTTCCATGCTTGCGCATAGAGAGGTGGAGCAATGTCCATTCCGTCGTAGCGGAATCGGCTAATGTCCGAGGTCAGTTTACGAGATACGCGAAGTTGCGAAGAGGTAAACGGGATAACTGCTTGTTCCCACTGACCGTTGAGCTTAATAAGCACAAACCAGTATGTGGTGAACTTGAGTTCGTTTTCTCCAAGCCATTCGTCATATTGACGATCACGACCTTTTTCGTATTTAGGGTGGCTAACAATTGTCAGCGGATGATTACCTTTGAAACCGCCACCCTTTGAACGGGGAACCCATTCAGTGTAGAGTGACTGTGTGTAACAAGGGATGATTTCTGCAGGCTGTTCAATGATGCTTTGGTTTTTAGCAAAGAACAGATCGCCAGACTTTGAGCCTTCTACGTATTCGTCTTTTTGTGGTTTGAGCTGAGGGCTCAAGTCTTGCAGAATGCGGATAAAGGGCAGGGATGAGCCTGAATCCAGATTCTCTGTTCCTTGTCCTGCTACGGTTGTTATATCGAATGCCATGATTCTTCTTTCTTTCTTTCTTTTATCGGGTTATTTTTGCACGTGTTCCTTGGTAGATACCAAAAGCTTCACGTGGTAGGGATTCTGCCAGCTCTGGGTTGTCCAGAGCATCACGACAGAAAGACTTAAGAGTTGCGTGGTGAATGCTGATTTTTGCATCAACAGGCACACTGAACGACTCTTCAATTAAATCTTGTATTTTTTGAGCTACATCATCTTGCCCTCTGTCTAGCGTAATGCTTAGTTGGTTCTTGATGATGCTGTCATTATTGGTGTCACGCAGCCAATCGAACGCAGTCTGTGGGTCTTTGATTCTGGCGTCAACAAAGTCGCTGAGTTGAATCTTGGTGTCATCGTTCAACTGGATAAGCTTAAGACCAACTTGCCTCATTTGGTCAGGTAGCAACTCTTCTGCAATCTTTTTTCGTTTTTCTTTAAGAATGTTTAAGTTGGCTTCTGCTTCTAGAACATCTTGGTCTAGTTTGTTTAGCGCGTCTCCGAGCTCTTTAATCTCCTGTAGTCGATCAGGCGGTACTGAGCTTGTGTCAATTCCTTCAATGGATGCAACAGGGATTAGGTCACTTTCTTCTAATAGTGTATCAGTCATTATTATTGTTATTATTGTTATTGTTATTTGGTTTTGTAGCTAGATATCCTATTCTGGAATATCCAGCAATGTCAACCCAGTTATCTCTTTTATTTTTATGCATCTGTCTTGTGATTTTTAAGGCAATCATCGCAAGAGCAACTTGGTTGGGTGTTATGTCAGTTTCAAAGATTACAGACCACAAAGTAGCAATTCTGTTAAGCTCTACTGTGCTGTCTCCGTAATCTTCTAAACGATCTCCTTGGGTGATGTCTAGTGCTTCTTTTAGTATGTCGTATTCTTCGGTTTTCATAAAATAGGTGTCTGCTTCGTGGTTGGCTAGCTGGCAGACGGCAACTATATGATAGGCTAAAAGCGGAGAATGAGACGTTTTAACCCTGCCCAGACACTCACGATTTATCTTTACTATGCACACACGAGCACACAATGAGTTATGCCCAAGTTAAATATCTAACAACTCGTGATTAATGCAGTCCTCCCACAGCGCATCAAGGAGTTCGTCCACATCCTTGAACCGATGTCCGTGTTTACGCCACGTGCGGATCTGCTCAGTCATATCTGACAGGTTTACATACAGGTCTACGGCTTTTCGGTTTATTTCAAACTCCTCGCGCTCATCTGGTAGGTCAAATTCAAGTCTAGCTTTCATATAGTTCTTCTCCTTGTTTTGTTACAAAGCAATTAGGCTTTACGTCTGCGACATACGTGCAGATGGGTGCGTCGGGTTTCCCCCACCACTTCTCTGCCCGCCCCTTCACTTCTTCCGTGAGGGAGCGGTCGCAGTCTTTGCCGAAACGAGCACAGTCTGAGCGTGTGCAAAAGGTTTTATCTTGATAGCATATCATGGTGTTATAGGAATATAGATTAAAAGTTTTGAGGGAGACGACCGCTATGCAGTCCTTATCCTCATTATCAACCTCCGCCGTCGCAGAGGAATTACAATCTCAACCTAAATACCAATCTAAGACTCGGTCAAGTTCTTAGACTTTTTCGCCGAATTACGCATGAATCAGAGGCGCGGCAGGTCTACTTTAATAATAGTTAACCCAATAGATGACGTAGAGAAGTTACCTTGTATGACAAATGATCGATCTAACAGCATGCCGCTCAATCAACGCCTATCCACAAGCCTCATATCCTAATACGTTCTACACTACATTTTTGATTGCCCTCCATTGGAACGGTGGATCGTTACCCAATACTTCGTCAAAGCATTGGAACTATTAAATAGAAACGTCCCAGTGGTGGCCAACTCCACTGCTCCCTGTTGATTCAGGGGGTAACCTATACTGCTCCTATGCAGTAGGAAGGTAGTAGGACAAGATGTTCTCATCGTGAATAACTCATAAGATAGTAGGAAAAGATGCTCTCATTTGTTAATAACTGATAAAATGTTATCACTTGTTATCAGAGGTAAGCAGTTCGCGGATTCTAGCGTTTATGAAATCCTCTTCAGCTTGGTCTTTCGGAACCTCAGTCGATAGGACTACGCTATTCACTGAGATTCTCGCTGG